GTTTTTTAGTGGACGCAGCAACTTATCCGAACGGCAATGGCGGCAAGAAGGTGAACAACAATCCGCAGCCGGACACATGGCGCAGCATCGCATCAGTTCCGGCACCGATTCCGCAGCCATTGCGCTTTGGCAGCGATTTTCCGTCAGAGTGGGCATACATGCTCAATGACTTGATGGGCTTGTGGGCGGCGAAGCTGTGGCGCAATCGCGTCAGAATGCGTTACTACAACGGCAAGAACGTCCTTAAAGACTTCGGTATTTCCATCCCGCCACAACTGCTGAACGTCGAAACCATCGTGGGATGGCCTCAAAAGGCTGTTGATACTATGGCGGTGCGCTGCCGCTTCGACGGCTTCACGGCTAACGACGCGGACGCGCAGGCCATGCTCGATGGCATCACCAACCGTTCACGGCTGCGTGTGAAGTACCGTCAAGCCACGCAATCGACGCTCATTCATTCGTGCTCGTTCGCAACTGTCACAATGGACGATGACGGCAAGTCTCGCATCGACTTCTACGATGCAGAACACGCGGCGGCACGATGGGATGACGCTAAAGGCCGCATTGCTTACGGCATGGTGATTGACGGCTTCATTGATGGTATGCCGTCTGAAATGACGCTTTACACCGATGACGCAGCGGTTCATGTTTGGCTTACAACTGGCAACTGGTGGGACTGGGACGCGCAGCCTTATTCGATGGGCAGGCCGACAATCGAAGCGTTCGCCTACAGGCCGACACTCAAGAAACCGTTTGGACAGTCTCGCATCAATCGTGCCGTTATGTCCATCACGGATAGTGCAGTCCGTGAAGCGTTGCGCACCGAAATCAGCGCGGAGTTCTTCACTTCGCCGCAGAAGTATCTGCTAGGTGCTGACCCGAACGCTTTTGCTAATCCAAATAACCCAGGCGGTAAAACCAAGTGGGAAGCCTACATTGGCAACATCTTTGCAGTAGGCCGTGATGAGAATGGCGATTTGCCCGAATTTGGGCAGTTGTCGCAGGGTTCGATGCAACCGCATACGGACTATATGCGCTCACTCGCTGCGCGGTTCTCTGGTGAAACCAACGTGCCGATTAGCACGCTCGGCGTTATCCACGATCAACCAGCAAGCGCCGAAGCTATTTACGCAGCAAGTGAACCGCTGATTATCGAGTGCGAAGATTTTAATGATTCAGCGCGTGACTCGCTGCGCACACTTGCTTTGATGGCTATTGCTGGCGAGTTGGACGTGCCGCTTGATTCGCTCGATGAGCGTTTCACCGACTTCATGCCCGACTTCCGCAATCCTGCCATGCCGTCTGTCGTTTCGCAGACTGACGCAATGGTTAAGATTGCTAGTGTCGTGCCTGGTTTCGCTGGGACTGACGTTTTCTTCGAGCAAATCGGCTTCGCCGAGGATATGCGCAAGAAAGCGGAGAATGAGATTGCAAGAAGCAATGCATCGTTCACGCTCGAAAGCGTGCTCAATTCTCCGAGGGTGCAAAACGCGCAGCCACAAGAGCAGACGGAGCAAACAACAGCAGACACGCCAACGGTGGACGATACAGCGGCAACGCCTGTCGAAGAAGCGCGGACGCTTAACGGCGCACAGACTACTTCATTACTGAACGTCATCGAGCTATACCAAAGCGGCAGTTTGTCGCTTGGGCAGGCCGTGAACGTCGTTTCGGTGTCTGTCGGTATTAGCAAAGAAGATGCCGAATCAATCATCTTGGGTAAGAGCTAATGGCAACGCCTAACTTCGAGCAGATACAGAGTTTTAACCGAGTAACCAACCAGCTAATACAACGCGCAACCGATGACTTCATGGCGCTCTACAGCCAAGACATGACGCTTGACGAAGCTGTTGAGCTAGTGTCACGAATTGCCGAGCAATACGGCATTCTAGGCAGTGAGCTAGGCGCTCAATGGTACGACTTGTGCACCAGGCTTGCCAACATCGAAGCCGAAGCTGCCGAGCTGCGCGAAGTTGACAGTGAATCGATACGGCAACGCGCAAGAGCAGCGGTTGAGACAGCGCCACTTGATAAGACTATTGACGCTGTTTTCAACTACTTCCTGCACAACGAGATACAGAACAGCATCAGAACGACGGGCAGCGCGAACCTATGGCGTGACTACGAGCGCGGACTTGTTAGCGGCAAGTGGGCGCGTGTGCCTGTCGGTGACACTTGTGCATGGTGTTTGATGCTTGCGTCACAAGGCGCGTGGTATTTATCGAAAGAGTCAGCACTCGGTAACAACGGTGGACACTACCACGACGGCTGCGACTGTGTAGCTGTCTACCACGCTGACGCTGACAACATACCGAACTATAAAAACCTGGTGCAGTACAAGCGCATGTACTACGACGCTGAAAACGCTCGAATTGCCAACAAGGACGGCAAGCAGAAGTACGACGAAGAGCTGCAACAGCGCGTGGACAGAGCCAAGGCGCAACACGCCGAGCGCGAAGCTGCCAAGAAACAGAAAGCTATCGAGCGCGGCGAGGAATACACCGAAAACCCGTGGACTCGTTACAACGAGACGCTAATTGTTATGAGGTATCAGAACAACCTCAAATAACTTGGAATCAAGCCGTCATTCCTGGCGGCTTTTTTCATGCCCGAAATCGGGCGAACGCTCTAGTTGTCGAGCTGCATAGCAATGGCACCTTAGAGCGCATTCTGTGGCGCTGCATAGCGCCTTTTTGTTACCCGCATGGGTAGAAAGGAGCCTGAAACATGGCAGAAGAAGCAATCCAGGAAGTCGAGAACGTTGAAGAATCGCCGCAGGGCGAAACTGAAACCAAGGAAACCGACTGGAAAGCCGAAGCGCGAAAGTGGGAGCAACGCGCCAAGAAGTCCCAAGCTGCCGAAATCGAGCTGGAAAAGCTGAAAGCGGCGCAGATGACGGAGCAGGAAAAAGCAATCGCACGTGCCGAAGCTGCCGAGAACGAGCTGAACGCTCTCAAGGCCGAAAAGGCCAAGAACGATGCAGCGCGGCGGCTGTCCAACGAGACGGGCGTGCCGTTCGAAATGCTGATGTTCTGCTCCGACGAAGACGCAATGGTTGAGTTTGCGAAAACCTACGCGAAGGAATCCCACGTATCGAGCGCACCGAAAGCCACGAACGGCTCACGAATCATCAAGGGTGGCGAAACCAAACCGTCTAACCGCGAAATCTTCGCGCAGTTCGCCGCCGAAAATCTCAAATTCTAAGGAGAACAACTATGGCTCTCGCAACCAATCCTGTTGATATTAACCGTGGCACCACTGGCCTGACCCTTCCCGCCGAGCTGTCCGCTGAAATCTTCGAGAATGCCCGTCATGAGTCTGCCGTCATGCGCCTTGCTGATCGCGTTGACCTTCCTGGTCGCGGCCTGTCCATCCCTGTTATCACTGGTGACCCGATTGCTAACATCGTTGCTGAGACGGCAGAAAAGCCTGTTTCCAACTCCACGTTCGCAACCAAGACGATGACTCCGAAGAAGTTTGCTGTCATCGAGCTGGTTTCGAAAGAGTTTGCCCGCGACATGCCTGCACTGTATGACACGCTGCTTCGCCGCCTGCCTGGTTCGATTGCTAAGGCGTTCGACAATCAGGTGTTCAACGTTGCCGCTATTACCGGCTTTGACTCGCTGACTGGCGTTCAGGCTGTTACCCGCGCGTCTAGTGACACCATCGCTGACGTTGTGCGCTCCGGCATGATGCTTGTCGCTGCCAACAATGCCCACGTTGACGGCTTCGCGGTTTCGCCTGCTTACGAGACTGAACTTGTTACCGCTGTTGACGGCATCCAGCGTCCGCTGCTCGTTCCCGACATGAACAACGGCGATTACGTCGGTCGCGTTTACGGCGCTGACGTTGCCGAGACTGCCGCTATCACTACCATGTTCGGCGGCGATTGGTCTAAGGCCAAGTACGGCATCGTGAACGACATTGATATTGCTATCTCCGAGGAAGCCACCATCAACACTGGCACCGAGCAGGTCAATCTGTGGCAGCGCAACATGATTGCTATTCGCGTCGAAGCTGAACTTGGTTTCGTCTGCGCAAACGCTGGCGCATTCTTCAAGGTTACGGCTGCTTAATCATGGCGAAGCTAATCGACCAATACGGCATCACTGTAGTTGTGGATGACGATAAAGCCGAAAAGCTTTTGTCTCTCGGCTACAAAAAGGCCGAAGAACCGAAACCGCAGCGCAAGCGCGTTGCAAAGAAGGAGCAATAATGGCATTCGCGGACGTTTCAGACCTCGAATCGCGTTGGCGCGGATTGTCCACCGACGAAGAAGCGCGTGCAAACGTATTGCTCGATGATGCGTCCGCGATGCTCTCGGCGCTCGTTGAAGTGGACAGCTCCGACGCAGGACAAGCCGAGCTATTGAAGATGGTCTGCTGCGACATGGTTATTCGCGCCATGAGCGCTACGGCTGCTGATACTTTCGGAGTCTCGCAGACTTCCATGACGGCTGGCCCATACACGCAATCGTTCAGCTACAGCAATCCAAGCGGCGATATGTACCTCACGAAGCTTGAGAAGCGGCTGCTGGGCATCACGACGAGCTACATCGGCACCATTCGCCCAATGATGGCAGGGGAGCACGATGATTAAGGGGCGCACGGTAACTGTTCTCACGCCTGCCGCCGCAAGCACTGACCGCTTCGGTGAGCCTGTTTACGGTGAGCCTGTCGAGCAGATCGTGGGCAACGTGCTTGTCGTGCCTGGTGCTACCGCAGACCTCGAAGCTTCACGGCCTGACGGCGTGACCGTCGCTCTTACGCTTCACTTCCCGAAAACGTTTAGCGGTGACCTGCGCGGCTGCTCGGTGGTTCTCACTGGGCAGTTCGCAGGCACCTACCGTGTCATTGGCGAACCGAAGCCGTATCAAGACGAGAACACGCCTACTCAATGGCATATGCCCGTCGAAGTGGAAGTGTGCTATGGCTGACAGGCTGACGAACATCAAGTGGAACAAGCAGAAGCTAGGCCACGCAATAGGAACGTCACCAGAAACGAAGCGCGGCATCGAAGAAAAGACGCGGCAAATCTGCGCAAGCGCAAACGCCATCGGCGGCGGGTTCAGGACAGGCCGCTACTACGACCGCAAAGCTGGCGAGTTGAAAGGCAACACGGCTGCTGTCTATGAAAGCAGCGTGCAGACTGGCAGACACGCCACTTACGGAATTGTTTACACAGCTAACTATGCGGCGATGGTGGACAACCAGAAGCACAACACACTGTTGAAAGCGAAAGGGTAATTTATGGCTAACGTCTACTCAATCGAAGAAGCAGTGCGAAATTGGCTTGTGGACATGAACTATGACGCATACGTTCGCGTGCCTAAAGACAGGCCGCAACGCTTCGTAACCGTCGAACGCACAGGCGGCAACGTTGCCGACATGGTGGACTATCCGACCATCGCAATTCAAACGTGGGCGCAAACGCAGGCCGAAGCCGAAGAGGACGCAAGCGCAATCCGCATGGTTGCTCTTGTCGGCAACCTGCCGCAAGGTGTCCACTCCATGCGGGTTAATTCTGGCCCATACAAATTCTATGACGAGGAATCGATGCAGCCACGCTATCAAGTCGTTTTCGACGTGGCTTGCCAACTCGTCATCTAAAGCAATCGAAACAACTAAAGAAGGGGGTAGCTTTCTATGGCTACTATGAACGCCGAACAGGTTACAGTTGGTGCTGCTGCTGCAACTGGCGCGATCTTTGTCGCCCCGCTTACCGCATCGCTGCCGACTGATGCAACCACGGCTCTTGGCTCCGACTTCGCGCTGCTCGGTTTTACGAGTGACGCAGGCGTGACCATCTCCGAGTCCGGCAACACGCAGAGCATCTACGCTTGGGAGGGTCGCACCGAGGTTTATACGACTCGCACCGAGTACACCGAGCAGATCGCATTTATGCCCATCCAGTGCAACGCAGATGTGGCTAAACTCATCTGGGGCGATGATATGGTTATTGTGGGCAACGACGGCGCTCTTACCTGCAAGCACCACGGCAAGACAATGGAGCCTGTTCTTATCGTCATTGAAACCACGCCACGCGAGGGTATCGTTAAACGCTTCTGCCAGAAGTCGCAACTCACCGAGCGCGGCGAACAAACGATGGACGGCACGCAGGTTGACGGCAGGCAGTTGACCTTCAACAACCTTGCCGATGAAAACGGCGTGACCTGCTACGAGTACACAGCCTTTACCGCTTAATCATGGCTGCGCGTAAACCTCAAAACGTCGTGGAAATCGACGGCATCAAAATCAAGGTTAATAGCGTCTATTTGAAGTCATGGGATGGCGTGCGGCAGGCTGTGGAAATGCAGCGACTCGCAGCCGATGAAGAAGCGTCCAACGAAGAAAAGTTCATGGCGGTTTTCGATTACTACAACAACGCCATCGAGAACATGGACGAAGTTGTGGACGCTCTCGGCGGCGGATCAACGCCGATTGAAGATGTGTTCGCCATTGCTGCAAAGGCTCTTGCTGGCAGTTCGGCAAAAAACTAGTGGCGCTCGCGTCGGTAATTGCGGAAAACGAGTCGATGCTTCGAGCTGACTTGCAGCAATACTTCGGCATTGACTTAGATAGAGCGGTGGACGGTGAGCACAGCGCAAATCATATCGCGCAGCTCATCGAGCATTTGCCGCAAGAGTCGCGGCTTGCGCGTTCGGTGAACAAGGATTCTCAATGGAGCCTAACCGACGTGCTTCTAGCTGTTCTCATTAACAACTTCCGCATGTTCGTCTATGGGATGAGTGACCCGAAGAAGCGTGGGCAAAAGCCTGAACTTATCGGGCCGTCATATCTCACGACGAACAAGAAAACGTTACCGGCGCGGGTTCTACCCATCAACGAACTACTAGCCGAACTGAACAAACCTCGTAGGGGGTGAGCAAAATTAGCACAGAAGTTGGCAGCGCGTACTTACTAGTTACGCCGAAACTTTCCAACGATGCAGGCTCAAAGCTTGCAGCGGGCGGCGCTACATCGGGCGCATCTTACGGCGGCAAGTTCTCAAACGCTGCCAAGGGCGCTATCTCCGCTGGCGCTGTCGCAATGGGCAACATTCTGTCCACTGCTGTACAGGCGGCGGCATCTGGCATAGGCCAAGCGTTCGCGGACATGGTGCAAGGCGCTATGGACTTCGAGCAGCTTGCAGGCGGCGTGGAGAAGATTTTCGACCAGGCCGACATTGCAGGCATCATGAACGATGCTAACGCGGCATACAAAGACTTGAACATGAGCGCCAACGAGTATTTGGCAGCCATCAACCAGACAGGCGCGGCGTTCGCTCAAACGATGGGCGATCAAAAAGGCTACGACACAGCGCGTACAGGCATGAAAGCCATCGCTGACTACGCAAGCGGTACAGGCCGAAACATTGACGAGCTGAACGAGAAGTTTTCACTCATCACGCGCAGCACGTCGAGCTATCAATCCATCGCTGACCAGTTCAGCGGCATCTTGCCTGCCACGTCTAAAGACTTCCTAGAGCAAGCACAAGCGGCTGGTTTCCTGTCTGACTCTTACAAGAGCCTGACGGACGTGCCAATCGCGGAGTACCAAGAAGCCGTGTCTAAAATGCTCGAAAAGGGCGTGGCTGACATGGGTTTGGCTGGCAATACCGCTATGGAGTCAGCCGAAACCATGAGCGGTTCGCTTGCCATGCTGAAATCGTCGTGGTCGAACTTCCTTGCAGGCATCTTGAATGATGACGCTGACTTGTCGGCGTACTTCGGCGCACTGCTCGAAAGCATCGGCGCGGTGGTTAGCAACTTCGCGCCGAAAATCGGCTTGTTGTTCGTGCGGCTTTTCCAACAGCTACCGCAGGCAATCTATGACGCTATCATGGCGCTGCCCGATACGATGCTGCCAGCGTTGCAGGCCGTTTTCGGTGAGCAGATGGGACAAGCCATATCCGACGATATGCGCGGAGCTTTCGAGGGCATACAGTCGGCAATCATGGAGCTGCTAGGTGGCATCATTTCGGCGGTCACGCCTGTTGCCGAAAACCTCGTTTCGCTGTTCCAGGAGTCGTGGCCTATCGTCTCGCAGATCGTGGGCGATGCTATGACGTTCATCGGCGGCATCATCGAGACGGTGTGGCCTGTCGTGTCTGAAACGATTGTCGGAGCGATGACAACCATCTCCGGCATCATCCAGGACAATTGGCCTGCTATCCAGAACATTGTCATTACCGTCATGACGGCGATTCAAGGCTTCTTGCAGCAAGTATGGCCTGCGATACAGAATCTTGTTAGCTCGGTGATGGCTGCTATCAGCGCGGTTATGAGCGTTGCTTGGCCTGTCATCCAGGGCATTGTGTCCACCGTTATGAGCGCCATTCTCGCAGTGGTGCAGACGGTATGGCCCGCGATTCAAGGCATCATTTCAACCGTCGTTGGCGCTATCACGGGCATCATCAACGGTTTGAGTTCTGTTGTCGGCGTGGTGACTGGCATTTTCAATAGCGTCAAGTCTGCCATCCAAGCACCGATGGAAGCGGCGAAGAACATCGTCGGCAGCATCATCGACACCATCAAAGGCTTCTTCAACTTCCAGATTCACTGGCCTCATATCCCGCTGCCGCATTTCAGTGTTAGCGGCTCGTCTAATCCAATTGATTGGCTGACGAGTGGGCCACCGTCTTTCAGTATCGACTGGTACGCGCAAGGCGGCATCGTGGACGGTGCTACCCTCATCGGCGCTGGCGAAGCTGGGCCAGAAATGATTCTGCCGAAGTCTGGCGGACTCATGACTGACTTTGCCGAAGCTGTTGCAAGTCAGGAAAACGACGAAGAACTTATCCGTTGGCTGTCTAGAAACCTCGGCGCGATCATCCACGATAACGCGCCGACAATCTCACGCAGAGACTTCGACCGCATGGCAAGGGGGGCAATCGCATGAACCAACTAGAGTATGTCCCTGGCATCGGTGGGCAATCGGTACAGCTTGACGGGCCATCTGCTTTCGTGGGCATCGCAGAAGAAATGCGCTCACGCGAATGGGACTACGATTTAGGCTACCGCGACTTGGTTACTGCAACCAGGCCAGCGCGAACAGTTGATGTGACGTTTCACGCGGACTACGACACAGCCGACACTTTACGGCGCGTGGCTGACGCAGATGTGATGGCGCGAACGCCTGGGACGTTCGTAGCTCAACAGGAATGGCGGCAGCGCGGCTACATTCTCGCGTCTGACGTGAACGACATTCACTATGGCAGGTTGTCCACCGAGTTGAAAGTTGCACTGTTAGACGGCGCTTGGTGGCGGCTGGTTGACAAGACTTTCATGCCAGAAGATACAACGCCGACGTATAGAAGCGCCACGGGCAAGTCAGTCACGACAGTTGAAGCGGCGAACGTGCCATTGCACGCTTTGACGGTTGACGGCGAGAGCGTCCAGGACGGAACGCCTACGCCGAGTGAGCCTGTCGATGTGCAGGTGGTGCAGGGCGTGAACGTGGTTGACATTTCACAAGCCAGGGCGCAAACAGTGAGTACAGTAGCGACTGTCAGCGAGGACAGTGTGCGCGTTTACACGACGGCGAACGGTTCATACCGTGGCGCAACAATCCCTTTGTCTCTTGAAGCTGGCAAATCGTATCACGGCAAAGTGCACATCGACTACGTTTCGGGCATCGCGCGTGTCGGTTTCCGTCGTGTGTCTGACAACGTTTTTGTTGGCGTAGCAACTGGCAACCAGAAGCAGAGCGGCGATTACGAATTTAACCTTGTAAACTACGACGGCACACCTGTATATTTGTCGCTTCTCGTCACGTGGAGCACGTCGGAGGCTGGTGACGCTACGTTCTCGAATCTCATGCTAAACGAGGGCGCGGAAGTGATGCCATACACGCCATATGGCTCCATCGGTATCGTCATCGGTGATACCGCAACGCCAATCGACCTGCAAGGCAACGTCCTCGCATCGCTACCCGATGGCACGAAGGACGTTCTCACGGTGGATAGCGCGGGGCATGTGGTGTTGGAGAAGCGCGTCGAGATTATCGCAGGTGGCGAGTCTGGCGTGAGCGCGTACTACAATTCGACAAACCTTGCAATTGGCTTGGCGTTCAGCTCGAAACCATACCCAGGTGGGGATAGAAATCTCCAAATGCTTAGTGACCAGTTTGTTTTCGACGGCGCGAAAGGTGGAGATGCGGCTGGGGCAAGTATGCAAGATGGCCGTTTTGGATATTTCTTCCACGCTTCTGGTTCGACACCATGGTATATCTACTTCAAGCCTGGCGAGACGATGACAAGCACAGCAGATGTATCTAACTGGCTCTCCACGCACAAGCCGAAATTCTATTATCAAAAGGCCACACCCGAAACCATCGACCTCGGCTACATCGACATGCCAAACGTGTTTGACGGCGCTGTTGTGTCGATAACCGCCGAAGTGACACCGACAATCACGGCAGAGTGGCAAACATCACCTGATTTGTACTTGGACTATCCGCACAACTACCCGTATGACTACCAGAAAACGTCGAGCACCGAGAGCATCACGCCTAGCGTTCTAACGCCTAGCGACGTTCGACTGGTTATCTACGGGCCAGCGGTCAATCCTTACGTCATCGTCGGTGACAACCGTTACCAAGTGAACACCACCGTACCGTCTGGCGGTTACCTAACCGTGGACGGGCGCAACAAGAGCATCATGCTCACGCTGGCAGATGGCACTGTGCAGAACGTCTTTTCATCGGGCGTTCGCGGCGGCGGCGCGGGGGGCGGCTCGTACATCTTCGAGCGGATACCCGCAGGGACTAGCGAAGTCACCTATGATGGCTCGTTCGGCTTCGACCTTGGATGGTACGAGGAGGAAGGTGAGCCACCGTGGAGCCAGTCTTAATCTATACCGACTCGGATCACGTTGACGCGGGAGCTATTCAAACCTTCGAGATGGACTTGGCGTTCGGCGCTGATGAGCAGAACTTCGAGATTGCTTTCCCAGCGCCTACGCTTTCGGGCGGCGAGCTGCTTTACATCGACGGCACCGAGTACGGCGGCATCGTTGACGAAATCACGCGCAGCACCGAAACCGACGATGTTATCTACATAGGCCGAACTTGGCATGGGATGCTGGCTGGCAAAATCGTCAAGCCGCCGACGAACGCGGATTATTATACGCTTTCGGGTGACGCTAACGCTTGCATTGCTTCGCTGCTGTCGAAAGTTGGATTGACTGATGTGCTGACAGCTCGAAGCACGTCGGCTGGCATTTCCGTCAATTATCAGTTCGATAGATTCTGCAACGCCTACGACGGCCTGTTGAAAATGCTATCAAGCGCAAACGCGGTTCTACGGATTGAACGTCATGACGGTATCACGGAGCTGTGGGCAGAGCCTAGAGTTACGATCACGGACGAAGCGGACTCCGACGTTATGGACTTCGCCATCACCGATTCTGTGTGCGTGCCTAATCATCTTGTGTGCGCTGGCGAGGGCGAACTTCAAGAGCGCGTCGTTGTGGACTTGTACGCGGATACTGCCGGTAACGTCTCGCAAACACAGACGCAGTTCGGCGTGGACGAAATCGCGGTGTATTACAACTATTCGAACGCCGACCGCCAAAAACTTATCGAGGACGGCACCAAGGAGCTGCGCGAGTACCAGCAAGGCGGCGGCGCTGACCTTCAAGTCAACAACAAGGGCGATTGGCACGTGGGCGATTCAATCCAGGTGCGTGACAACCGAACTGGCCTAGTCATCACGTCCACCATCAACAAGAAGATAGTCAAAGTCAAAGACGGCATC